CGCCGCGAGAACAAAGTAGCCATCTAGCCCTCCTGATCGTCGAACTCGTTGGCTAACCGGTCGGCCTCGACCTCGGCCCGCGCAAGCGCGTACCGCGCCACCAGGTCGCGCCGCACGAGCGGGCACGTGAGCGCCCGGCCGAGCAGCAAGTCGGGGCTGCCGTCGGTTTCGATCGCGAACGCCACGACGTCCTCGCGCATCTCCACGCGCGGGCCGTAGGCAAAAATTGCCGCAATCGGCTGCGCGGGGTCGCGGTCGAACATGCAGATGAGCTCGCCCACGCGGACGTCGATGAATTCGTTGCGCGCTTGCTCGCGTCGCACCGCGCGCGCCGTGTGCCGGTAGGCGTCAATCAAGGCCGGGTCGGTGTGCATCGGGCTCTCCTGCGCCGCGGGGTGCGGCGATGGGGAGATGCTACCGGATGCGGTACCTTGTGTCAACCGCATTCGGTAGGTTGCGCACAAGCGGCTGTAGGACCGTTCCGCGAACCTACTTAGGGTCGAGGCTGGAGAGGTCTTTAGCTACTTGAAGCAGCCGCTTGTAGAGCTCGCGCTCGGCGTCGTTGGCTTGACGCAGTACGGGAGGGTTGCTGGGGTTCATCCCCGGCACTAGGAGTTGCCACGGATCGACCTGAAACGCCACCGCGATTTGGTCGATGACGTCCAATCCGACCGACGTCCGCTGCTCTTTCAGCCGCGTCGCCGTCCCCGGCCCGAAGTGGCAGTCGGCCGCCAACCGGGTCAGGTTCTCCTTCCCGTACCTCGCCACCATCAGCGCCCGGACGTTCTGCCACAGGACTGCTTTGAGGGTTGTGCGGGGCACGGGCAAAGCGTACGCGATTTAGGGCACCGAATCTGGTAGACAAAGGACACCGGATGCGGTAGATTGTGCGCCCATGGACACTTTGCAAGTCATCGCCGCGGTCAAGGGGTGCTCGGAGGCGCAGTTGCGCGATCTCGAGCAGGCAACCGGCGTGCCCCATCCGACGCTGGCGAAGATCAAGTACGGCGTCACGACGGACCCACGCTCGTCGACGGTGGACGCGCTGCGGCGGCACTTCGAGCGGCAAGCCCGCGAGTCCGCCTGATGGACCGCAGCGACCCGCGTTGGCCCTTCGGCCGCCTGCCCAAGCCGGCGCCGGCCCCACCGCCCGCGGACGACGCGCCGTGGCTCGGCTGACCGGCATTCTGGCCGCAGATCCGGAGGCGCTGGCGGCGCATCGTCGGCAGCCGCGCGGGTCGCGGCACTGGCTCCTGTCGGGCGGCGATCGCACGGATCGCGAGTGGCGAGACATCGCGCTCGGCGAGCGTCACCGCGCGCGGCTGGCGCAGTGGCTGCAGGACACGGGCGGCGTTGGACTGCCGCCGGCGGGTGCGCCGGTCGTGGTGGTCTGCGGCGCGCTGGCGGGTGAGCGCGGGAAGGTCGTGCGCACGAGCGGACACCAGGTCCGCGTGCGGCTGCTCGACGGCCGGGAGGTTCGGCCGCTGCGCGAATTCGTGCGATTCGATGGAGAGACGCGATGACGCAGACGCAGATGGTGCTCGACGCATTGCGCGCCGGCCGCGCGATCACGCCGCTGGAGGCGCTGCACGAGTTCGGATGCTTCCGGCTGGCGAGCCGCGTGCTTGAGCTTAGGCAGATGGGGCATCCCATCGTGGTCGAGAAGATTAAGACGCCGACGGGGAAGCACGTCGCGCGGTATCGGATGGGCTGAACGACTAATGCGGCACTCCGGGCCGTAACGAAGAGCGCTGCTGCCTCGCTGCGCGGAAGGAAAGGGCAGACATCCAACCGAGATGCAATCGGTACGCGGACTAGGGCCGCGCGGTGGTCGGACCTGCAAGCCGGTGATTGCAGGATGCCCGCAAGGGCGGTGGAAGGGCTTTTCTACCCGTGGGGGGTAGGGGGGTCTTTGGGTGGAAGTACACGCGCAACACGCACACACAAGGGATTTAGCCCCGAATGCAAGTTCACCCGGTAGCAAACATTTTCCCGAGAATGGCGGCGGCCGAATTTGCCGAACTAGTCGCGGACATTTCTGCAAACGGCCAGCGCGAGCTGGTTTGGACGCACAACGGTCTGCTTATTGACGGCCGGCACCGCTGGGACGCCTGCGAGCAATTGGGCATTCCGTGCCATTCGCGCGAGTACGACGGCTACGACGTTCTAGGCTTCGTGGTGTCGCTGAACCTGCGACGGCGGCACTTGAGCGACGACCAGCGCGCCATCGTGGCGGCAAACATTGCAACCCTTCCGCATGGGATTCGGGCCGATCGTGTAGAGGCGCAAATTGCGCCTGTAACGCAGCGAGAAGCGGCCGAACTGCTGAACGTAGACAGGCGGGCGGTGCAGCGCGCGAAAGTGGTGATTGACGGCGGAGCGCCGGAATTGCTGCAGGCGGTTCAGGCGGGTCGCGTGAGCGTGTCCGCTGCCGCTGACGTTGCCGAACTGCCGAAGGCCGAGCAAGTCGAGATCGTGGCGCGCGGAGAGTCGGAAATTCTTGCGGCAGCGAAAGAAATCCGCGCCAAAAAGGCCGAGGGGCGCCGCGCTGAACGTGTTGCGAAAATCGTCGAGATTAGTGCGGGCGACAGGCCACTGGACATGGCGGCTAAGTTCCCGGTGATCTACTGCGATCCGCCGTGGCGTTATGAGTATATAGAAACCGAGAGCCGCGCTATTGAGAACCAGTACCCGACGATGGAACTGGACGCGATTTGCGCGCTGCCGGTTGGCGAGATTGCGACGGACGACTGCGTGCTGTTTATGTGGGCGACAAGTCCGAAGCTTGGAGAGGCGTTCAAAGTGCTTGACGCCTGGGGCTTTGATTATCGGACGTGCGCGGTATGGGACAAGGAAGTGATTGGCATGGGCTATTACTTCCGCCAGCAGCACGAACTGCTGCTAGTTGCGACTAAAGGCTCCCCTGTTACGCCGCTTCCGGCAAATCGGCCTTCGTCGGTTGTTCGTAGCCGGCGCGAGGCGCACAGCAAAAAGCCAGAAGCGTTCTACGAACTGATCGAACAAATGTACGGGGATCTCCCGCGCGTTGAATTGTTCTGTCGCTCGCCGCGTCCGGGGTGGGCCGTGTGGGGCAATCAAGCGGAGGCGGCATGACCGTTCACAGCTTCCGCCGCTCGCTGGCCGTGTCTGCCGAGCAGGCGGACAACCCGATATGGGACCAGGTGTACAAAAAAGCGTTTCCTACGCTGGCGGCGACGGTGTGCGCTCGCGCCGACGGGTGGGCGCAGCGCGGGGGTATTGACCGCGTGCTGATCCTGGCTTCCGGCAAGTCGTTGCATGTCGATGAAAAGGTGCGCGAGACAGATTACGGAGACGTGTTGCTTGAGTACTGGTCGGACGTCGACCGCCGCGTGCCTGGCTGGGTCGCAAAAGACTTAGCTTGCGATTACATCGCTTATGCCGTGTTGCCGTCGAAAATTTGTTACCTGCTGCCTTTCCACGCGCTGCGGTTCGCGTGGCGGGAAAACCGCCACGATTGGACGAAGCGACATAGGCGCGTTGAGGCGGATAACGGGAATTACATGACGGTTAGTGTCGCGGTGCCAACGGCGGAATTGTTTGACGCAATGCGCGACGCGATGAGCGTCACATGGGGGGCCGCGTGAAACTGCCAACTAAATCCGGCGACTACCAGATGCCCCCGGCGGTGATCGATTCCTACCGGCTGCTGTACCCGTCTGCCGACTATGAATTCGCGCAGATGGTGATCTGGCTAGAGACGAACCCCGCACGTCGGCCCGCAAGCCCGAAGTCCGCGCCAAAGTTCGTGGCTAACTGGTTCAAACGGGTGCCGCGCCTTTCGCCGCAGGCGGACGCCCGCCAAGCGACGCTCGCGGCGTTGACTGGGAGTGCGAATGTCATCGACTTGCGAGCCGCTGCCGGCGGCATGGGTGGAGCGCATCTTCGAGCGGATGACCGCCGCGTACGGGGTGCAGAAGATGTCAGCGATGTGGACTGGCGTGAATCCGGAGCAGGTCAAGGCGACCTGGGCGGGTGCGCTTGGTCGGTTCCCGCGCGACGTATTGGCCGAGGCGGTGCGGGCGATGCCGGCTGAGTGTGGCGCGTGGCCGCCGACGCTGCCGGAATTCGTGCGGCTGGTGGAGTCGAAGGTGCCTGCGCCGGAACATCGGCGAGCACTGCCGGTTCCGCGGCGCACGCCGGAGGAGATTGCGCGCGGTGCCGAGCAGTTGGCGCGCATCCGGGCCATGCTGGCCGGGGCCGTCAAGCGCATGCCGGAGCAGGCATGACCGGCCGCTACCACGAGCCGATGCGCGATACGGAAGGGCGGGTGTACGAATTCAGCGGGGGGCGGCGATGAGCGACAGGCAGTGCGCAAACTGCATGTTTTTCGATCTAGTGTCGTGGGAAGCAAGAAACGAAGGCGACAGCGGTGAGTGCCGCCGATTGGCTCCGCGGATGCCGGCCTACTGGAGGCCGGAATTGAAATCCGATCCTTGGGGAGAGTGGCCGGTCGTTTTAGTGGACAGTTGGTGCGGCGAATTCAAAAAACGCTGGCCTGGCAATGACGGTGCGACATGAACGAGGACGAAGCTGGCGCAGAAGCCGGAATTTCAATCGTGGCGCGCATGCTTGCATCCGGGCTGTCCGTGCGCATTACGCAAGACCGGCTGACGCCGGAAATGTGCTACGCGCTGTTTGAGGCAATGGCCCGGCGCGTCGAGTCCCACGCATGGCACGATTTTCTGCGCCGCGCGCTAGACGAGACGCTGGACCGCATGTTGGTTGCTATACCGACGAAGGGCGACGACGCATGACCTGCCGCACCTGCCGCCACGCGCGCCAGGACGACGCATCCGCCGCGCTGCTGTGCGCCGAGCCGCGCACGCTGCGGTGGTGGGGGCGGGCGAAGGTGGCGGTGCAATTGGCGATGGATCGGTGCCGCGGCGATTGGCATCAGGAGCGGCGGGGATGAGTAGGGTTGAGCGTATCGGCGACGCTACGCTTTATCTTGGCGATTGCCTTGAAATATTACCGACGCTGCCAAAGGTGGACGCGGTAATTACTGATCCGCCGTATGGATTAAACGTAGCGGTTAATAAGTCAAACGAGGTTATTGTCGGGGACGAATCCACGGCAATTCGCGATGCTGTTTTTGCTGCAGTTCGCGCGGACGCGGGCGTTTGGTTCGGGTCTCCAAAGTGTCCGAAACCTAGCGGCGTTCACATCACGCTGGTTTGGGACAAAGGGTCTCACGTCGGGATGGGCGATTTGGCATTCCCTTGGAAATTGACACATGAGGAGATATACATTACGGGAGACAAGTCAAAGTGGGTTGGAAAGCGGCAGGAATCCGTTCTTCGTGATCCAGCGCTATTTCAAAATCTTCCGGCCGCTAATATTGCGCGTGGCGAACAGTTGCAGCATCCGACGCAAAAGCCGGTGGCGCTGATGGTCCGCATTATGCTGAAGCTTGACGCAAGCGTAATTCTTGATCCATTCATGGGCAGCGGTACGACTGGCGTTGCTTGTGCGCAAATGGGCCGCAAGTTCATCGGCATCGAGCGCGAGCCAAAATACTTCGACATCGCTTGCCGACGGATTGAGGACGCCTACCGGCAGGCGCCGCTGATCCCGCACGAGCCGCCAAAGCCTGAGCAGCACGGGCTAAATCTATGACGCCCACCGCACGCAGCCTCGCCTACCTGCGCGAGCAGGGCTGGCACGCGGAGGTCGTCGAGCGCAACGAGCGTACGCCGCACAAGACGTGGAAGGTCGATTTGTTTGGCTTCGCCGACGTCCTGGCAATTCGGGCGGGCGAACGTTTGCTTGTGCAGGCGACAGACGACACGAGCGTCAGCAAGAGGGTGCGCAAGGTCGCCGACTCGCCGTTGGTCGGCCTGGTGCGCGAGGCTGGGTTCCGGATCGAGGTGTGGGGCTGGCGCCGCGACGGCCGGCTGCGCGTGGTGGATCTGTCATGACGGAAAGATGGGCGCCGTGTTTAGGGCTTGAACAATTCGAGGCATCGGATCTTGGCCGAGTTCGCTCAGTGGCGCGAGAAGTGGTCAGGCGTGACGGCGTACGGTTCTGGATGCGCGGCAAGGTGTTGAAGTCACGCCCGAATGAATGGGGGCACCTACGTGTAAGGGCGGGCGCCAAACTGAGGCTGGTGCATGTGTTGGTCGCGGAGGCGTTTATAGGCGCGCGCCCGCCGGGGCACTACTGCTGCCATAACGACGGGAACCCAGCTAACAACCGGCTCGACAATCTTCGGTGGGCACTGCCAAAGGAGAACGTCGCCGATCGGATACGGCACGGAACGTATCAGTACGGGGAGCGCAATCCGAACGCCCGGTTCACGGACCAGCAAGTCGCGGCGATGCGTGTCGACAGCCGCAGCCTGCACGAAATCGCCGCCGATTACGGCATAGACGCGGGCTACTTGCACATGATTCGCATCGGTCGGCGCCGCGCGGCGAATGGCAGGTGGACGCTGAGAGTGGAGAACGTGTCATGACCATAGACGAGATGATTCAGTGGCTGTCCGACGCCGCCGCGCGTGCAATCACGCAGGCCGGCCCGCTGGCGACGTGTCCGCTGCGGGAGTACGCGGCGCATTTGATCTGCATCGAGAACGCGCTGCGCAGGCAAATGGCGGGGCGAGATTGAGCACGTACGTCGCAACTATGGCCGCGTACTGCGGCATCCGCGCCGCGGTGGTGCTTCTGGAGCTTTGGTTGGCCGATTCCGGGCGCTCGCCGCGGGTGCTGGCTATGGGGGTAGCGGGGTACACCGCCGCGGCCGCCTGGGGCGCTCTAGCGTGGCTGCAATGACTGACAAGCGCCTGTCCGAGCTACTGCAAATCTGGCGCACGTGGCTGCGCCGGTCGAATCTGAATCTTGGGTTCCGGCCGCGGTCGCTCGGCATGTCCGGCACCGGCGCTACCGACTTCGAGGCGCTGTTTTCGTCTGCCGAGGATTCGCTCGCCAGGGCGGTCGACGCCGCCGTGGACGATCTGTCGGCAATCGAGCGCGACGCCGTGTCGAATGCGGTGCTGGGCACCAGCCGGCCGCTAGGTGAGCCGCTGGAAGTCGTGTACGAGCGCGCGCGGGAATCGCTGATGGAAATATTGCGCAGAAAAGGCCTAGAATGAATTGCGCCGACCGCAAAACGCTGTAGGATTCAAATCCGAAGGCGGCGGACCCTCCGCAGCGTTCATCTAGCCTCCTCCCAAACGATGGTTAACGCCGCCTTGTGCGGCGTTTTTTTTGCGGACCACACCCGCGAGGGAAGTCCAGATATGGAACCGGTTAATGAAACCGAGGAAAAACGAGTCGGGCAGGGCAAGCCCGGTCCCGGCAGGCCGAAGGGCAGCGTCAACAAGGTGGGCCGCGCAGCCAAGGAAGTCATCGCGCAGGCGGCGCAGGACTTGGGCGGCGTAGACCGGCTGGTCGAATGGGCGCGCGAGTCGCCGAAGAACGAAGCAGCGTTCTGGTCGAGCATCTACCCGAAACTCGTGCCACTTGAGAACTACGTCAGCGGCCCGGACGGCGGCCCGGTCGAGTCGGTGATGGAAGTCGTGTTCCGGGATGCCGTTGCAAGCCGAGTTCCCGAATAAGCTGCGGTTCCTGTTTCAGCCGGCGCGGTACAAGGTCGCATACGGGGGCCGCGGCTCGGCGAAGTCGTGGTCATTCGCCCGCGCGCTGCTGATCCTCGGCGCGCAGAAGCCGCTGCGCATCCTGTGCGCACGTGAGTTCCAGAACAGCATTCAGGATTCGGTGCACGCGCTGCTGAGCGACCAGATCGGGCAGCTTGGCTTGGCGGACCGCTACGAAATCCAGCGCACGCGCATTCTCGGCCGCAACGGCACGAGTTTCGGATTCGAGGGCCTGCGGCACAACGTCGCGTCGATCAAGTCCTACGAAGGCGCGGATATCTGCTGGGTGGAGGAAGCGCAGACGGTCAGCAAGGAATCGTGGGACACCTTGGTGCCTACGATCCGCAAGGCCGGCTCCGAGATTTGGGCGTCGTTCAACCCCGAGCTAGACACGGATGAATCCTGGCGGCGCTTTGTGCTGTCGCCGCCGCCCGGCGCGGTTGTCGCAAAGGTCAACTGGGACGACAACCCGTGGTTCCCGGACGTGCTTGACGCCGAGCGCCGGCACCTGAAGGAAACGGACCCCGACGCCTACCTGACGGTCTGGGAAGGCAACTGCCGGCAGACGCTCGAGGGTGCGATCTACGCAACCGAGATCCGGCGCGCGACCGAGGAGGAGCGCATCGGCAAGGTGCCGGTCGACAAGACCAAGCCGGTCGAAGTCTATTTTGACCTGGGATGGGCGGACTACACGTCGGCATGGTTCGGTCAGTGGGTCGGGCAGCAGTTCCGGCTGATCGACTACATGCAGGGCCATCTGCGGCCGTGGTCGTCGTACATGGCGGACATGCAGTCGCGCGGCTACGTGCTGCGGACGATCTGGCTGCCGCACGACGCGCAGGCCAAGCAGCTAGGCACTGGCAAGTCCATCGAGGACATCACGCGGGCCGCGGGTTTCAATGTGCGGATCGTGCCGCAGATTTCGGTGCTGGACGGCATCAACGCAGCGCGCGAGATGTTCAACCGCTGCTGGTTCGATGAGGTGCGGTGCGCCGATGGGCTGCAGTGCCTGCGGCGCTACCGGTGGGACAAGGATGACATTCGCGGCGGGTTCAAGCGCAACCCGCTGCACGACGAGTACAGCCACGGCGCGGACGCATTCCGCTATGCCGCGGTGGCGTCTCGTGATGGTGGCGGCAAGGCCGCGCCGCTGAAGTATTCCAACGCAGGAATCGTATGAGTTTGCCTAGCGACGATGCTCGGAAAGCCAAAGACCGAGTGCCAGCGGCTGAGGCGCGGGAGATCGTTGCGCGTCTGTTTGATTACGACCCAGAAACCGGCCTGTTCACGCGCAAAGTGACTCGCGCCAGCGGCGTTAAGGGGTCTGTCGCCGGCACGGTTACTAAAAGCGGTTACGTTCGAGTCCGGGTGTTTGGGCGGCAAGTTATGGCGCACCGTGTTGCGTTTTTGGTAATGCGGGGCAGGTGGCCCGCAAACGAAGTCGATCACATTGATGGCAATCGAGCGAACAACCGATTTGCCAATTTGCGGGAAGCCACTGCGGCGGAAAATCAACGCAACGCTAAACTGCGGAAAGATAACCGCGTTGGCTTAAAGGGAGTCAAGAAGAACGGTAGCGGGTATGCTGCGTGGATTCGCCTAAATAACCGGCCAAAATACATCGGCACTTTTAAAACGCCGGAGGCGGCGCATAAGGCTTACATTACGGTGGCCGAAACGTCTTACGGCGACTTTGCGCGGGCCGCGTGATGGCAAAAATGACTAACGCAGCCCTGGTTCTTGCGATAGAGACGCAGGAACGGCTGGCCGAGCAGGCGGGCGAGGTGTCCGAGGACCGCATCCGCAGCCTGCGGTACTACCTCGGCGACAACACAAACCCGGCGCCGGACGGCCGCTCGCAGGTGGTGTCGCGCGACGTCTACGACATCGTAGAGAGCATCAAGCCGAGCATCCTGCGCATCTTCCTGTCGGGCGAAAAGGTCGCCGAATTCGCCCCGCGCGGCTCGGAGGACATCCAAGCGGCCGAGCAGGAAACCGAGTACGTCAACCATATTGCGCTCGAGCGCAACGCGGGCTTCCAGGTCCTGCACGACTTTTTGCACGACGGGCTGGTGAGCAAAACCGGCTACGTGTTCGCGCATTGGGAAGAGTCGGAGGACACGACTATCGAGCGGTACGCCGGGCTGACGGACGACGAATTCGCGATGTTGGCGCAGGACGCCGAGGTCGAGATTGTCGAGCACCTGCCGGCGGTTGACGGCTACGGCCAGCCGGTGCATGCGGTGGCGCTGCGCAGGTCGGTGATGTACGGGTGCGTGAAGTTCCAAGTGGTGGCGCCGGAGCGCATCTACGTGTCCGCGCAGCACGACAAGGTGTCGCTTGCGCACGCCGACTTCGTGCAGCGGCGCGAGCGCAAGACGCTGAGCGAGTTGCGGCTGGAAGGCTTTGACGTTTCCGACGATCTGAGCGACGGTGGCGAGTCGGGCAACGACTACGAAGCCGAGATTCGCGACCGCGATAACCCGTGGCGGGATCGGGAGGACGCGGGCGAGTCGGACCCGAGCATGCGCCGCGTCCGGGTCCGCGAATGCTGGATGCGCTGCGACTACGCGGGAAGGGGCAAGGCGGAATTGCGCCACATCGTCGTGGTCGGCAAGACGATCTTGCTGGACGAGGACGCGGATTGCATCCCGATCGCTGCGTTCGCGCCGTTCCCGCTGCCCCATCAGCACTACGGCCAGTCGGTCTACGACATCGCGGGCGACATTCAGGACATTAAAACGGCGTTGCAGCGTGGCGTGCTGGACGCGACCTATCTGTCTGCAGCGCCGCGGTTCGCCGTCGACCAGGCGCGGGTGAATCTCGACGACATGCTGGTGAGCCGCCCCGGCGGACTGGTGCGCGTGGATGGCGATCCCGGCACGTCGATGATGCCGCTGACGACGCCGCAGACGGCCGGCGCGGGCCTGCCGGTGATCGAATACATGGACGCGGTGCGGGAGACGCGCACGGGTATTACGCGGTACACGACGGGGCTGGATGCGAACAGCCTGAACCAGACCGCGACCGGCATCATGCAGATCATGGGCGCGTCGCAGGCGCGGCTCGAGATGGTCGCGCGGCAGTTCGCGGAGGCCGTCAAGGAGCTATTCCTGCTGATCCACGCGCTCACGCTCAAGCACGCGCGCCAGCCGCAGATCGTGCGGATGCGCAATCAATACGTGTCGGTCGACCCGCGCCAGTGGGTGAAGCGCGCGGACATGAGCATCAGCGTCGGGCTGGGCAACGGCAACAGGCAGGAGCAGCAGCAGTTCCTGATGAACATGCTGCAGATCGCACTCGGGCCGGCGATTCCGCTGGGGCTGACCGAGCCGGGCAAAGTCAAGGCGATGCTCGACAAGCTCACGAACCTTGCTGGCTTCAAGTCGGGCGATCTGTTCTGGAGCGTCCCGCAGCCGCAGCCGCAGCAGGCGCCGCCGCCGGACCCGCGGATGGTCGAGGTGCAGCAAAAGGGCCAGTTGGAAGCGCAAAAAGCGCAGGCCGAATTGCAGCAGGAGCAGGCGATGGGCCAGGCCGAGCTTGCGCTCGAGCAGCAGCGTATGCAGCAGCAGATGGACCTGGAGCGCATGCGGGCCGAGCAGGACATGGTGCTTGCGCGCTTCAAGGCCGAGTTGGAAGCGCAGGCAAGAATTGAGATCGCGCGCATCCAGGCGCAGGCAAACATGCAAGCGGCCGCGATGCGGCCGGCAGGAGCGATTGATGGGACTGCGTGACGAATTTCACGGCGAACTGACGGGCTCTACCGCCGTCACGGCCGACTTGAACGTGCTGTACCCGGCGACCGTCTACGTGCAGCCGCTGGACGGTGACAGCGTGCTCGTGGAGTACAGCGTAGACGGGCGGCTGTGGTATCCGTGGCCGAACGCCACCGCCACCACGCTGTCGACCGACGTTCTGGACGCGCCGGTGCGTGCGCTGCGGGCCACGCGCACGGCGGGCTCGGGCGTGGCGTCGCGCTTCGGGGTCATCGGCAGCAAATGACGTTCCTGCGCCGCGGACCGTGGAAAGCGCGCAGTCCGTGGAAGGGGCGCGGTCCGTGGTGCGCTAAGGGCCCGTTCGGCGGCAACGAAACGCCGGCGCAGGTGCTAGAGCTTGAAACGGGCGATCAACTTCTCACTGAAGACGGCGGGCTGATCCTGCTTGAGTCCTAAACTTAGCGAGTGCTGCAATGGCTAACAAGAAAATATCCGAGCTCCCCGTCGCAACGACTCCGCTCACGGGTGCCGAGCTTGTCCCCGTTGTGCAGGGCGGCGTGACCGAGCAGACGACTGTGCAGACGATGCTGCGCAGCGCCGTGGTTGCTGGGACAGGTGCAAACAATACGGTACTTGGGTCCGGCACCCTGTCTGCAAACACCACGGGCTGTTGCAACATCGCGGTGGGGGTGCAGGCGCTCCTCTGTAACACTACGGGCTTCAACAACAGCGCGGTAGGGGTGGGTGCGCTCCAGTCCAACACCACAGGGTGTTTCAACAGCGCGGTGGGGCGGGATGCGCTCCGCTGTAACACCACGGGCAGCAACAACAGCGCGATGGGGGTGAGTGCGCTCTGCGCCAACACCACGGGGAGCGTTAACAGCGCGGTGGGGGTAAATGCGCTCTTCACCAACACCACGGGCGGCGACAATAGCGCGATGGGGGGGAATGCGCTCCGCGACAACACCACGGGCTGCTGCAACAGCGCGATGGGGGTGAATGCGCTCCTCTGCAACACCACGGGTATCTTCAACAGCGCGATGGGGGTAGATGCGCTTCGTAACAACACCACGGGCTGCTGCAACAGCGCGATGGGGGGGAATGCGCTCCGCGACAACACCACGGGTTGCAACAACAGCGCGATGGGGTTGAGTGCGCTCCGCAACAACACCACGGGCGTCAACAACAGCGCGATGGGGGTGGATGCGCTCTACGCCAACACCACGGGTAGCGATAACAGCGCGGTGGGGGTGAGTGCGCTCCTCTGCAACACCACGGGTTGCCAGAACAGCGCGATGGGGGTGAATGCGCTCCTCTGCAACACCACGGGCGTCAACAACAGCGCGGTTGGGTTGCAGGCGCTCTACGCCAACACCACGGGCGGCAGTAACAGCGCGGTGGGGGTGAATGCGCTCCTCTGCAACACCACGGGGTGCTGCAACAGCGCGATGGGGTTTCAGGCGCTCTGCGCCAACACCACGGGCTCGTGCAACGTCGCTCTCGGCGAAACCGCAGGCGACACGATCACCACCGGCTCCGGGAACACGATGATCGGTCGAGGCTCGGACTCCGGGTCTGCGACGGCGGCGAATCGAATCGCGATCGGTGTGAACGTCGTCGCAACCGCCGACAACCGGATCACCATCGGCAGCGGCGCGAACATCGCGGAACTCGACCTCGACGGTTCCGACACCTCATGGGCTGCATCGTCCGATGTACGTCTTAAAGAAAACATCCACCCGAGCACGATCGGTCTCGCGCTGATCAACGATCTGCGCCCGGTGAATTTCCAGTGGAAGCGCCGCTGCGACATCAACCCGAGCGTGCCAGGGCACGATGACTCCACCGAGCGCGTGCATGGAGACCCCGGCGCAACCTATCTGGGCTTCATCGCGCAGGAAGCTCAAAGCGCCATCGAGGCGCACGGTGCCAAAACCGTCCGAATGGTCGAGTCCCGCGAGAACGGCATCCTCACTGCTGCGCCTGGGGCGCTCATCCCAGTGCTGGTACGGGCCGTGCAGGAACTGTCCGCTGAACTCGCGCAACTCAAGTCGAAGCTCAACTGAAGCTAGCCATGCTCAACACCTACGTAATCGAAGGCGGCATCGGCAAGTGCACGGCGTTCACCGCGCTGATCCCCAAGCTTGCAAAAAAGGCGGGGCAGGGGATTCAGATTTACACGCCGTACATCGACTGCTTTGCGTACAACCCAGACGTCAAGATGGCGTACGAACAGTCGCTGCCGCTCAACGACCCGCGCATCATGGCGTCGGACAACATCTACTATTGCGAGCCGTACAAAAGCAACTTTGCGCTCGGCCGCCAGCATCTGATCGAGTCCTACTGCGAACTCTTCGGGGTCGATTACGACCCGCGCATGACGCCTAAGCTGTACACCACGCATCTGGCCGATCAGGCGCGTGAGTGGCTGGAAAAGAACGGCGTTACCGGCAAGTACATGATGGTGCAGTTTAGCGGCGGTCAGACTCCGGTCGGCTGGAGCCCGAATAACCACTACGCCAGCCACAACCCCCTGCGGAACTACCCGCTGTACTTGGCGCAGCAAGTCGTCTCGCGCCTGCGCGCGGAGTATCCCAACGTCACAGTCATCGATGCGACGTTGCCCAATGAACCGGGATTCGCCGGGGCGCTCAAGTGCCCTGAGCCGTGGGCGGTGCTACATGAGATGCTCAAAGGTGCCGAAGGGTTCATCGGCGTCGATTCATGCCTGCAACACTTCTCCGCAAGCGTGAAAAAGGCCGGCGTCGTCATCTGGGGATCGACGCGCTGGACGCAGTACGGCTACGCACACAATGCCAACCTGCAATATTACATGGGCGAGAAGTGGGATGAATCGAAGTTTGTCCCCGAAGATCCGCGCAACGCAATGCTTGACCCGCAAATCGTGGTCGATGCTTATAAGCGCACGCGCAACAAAGGCGACGCGACGCTCAGTAACGTGCTGTGTCTAGCCGCTTGAACAAAAGGACTGACCCATGATCACTGTGACCATCACCGACGCCCGTCAACTCGCAGCGGTCGACGCAGACCAAGCGCAGCACGGCTCGAATTTCCCCGACGCGGCGACGCCCGAGGCGTATCTGCAAGCCCGCGTTGAAGAGTGGCTGAATAGCTGGGCCGATGCCTATAACGTCGGCACGATCTTCTCCGCCGACTTCGTGCTGCGGTTCACCGCCGAGGAAAACGCCGCGATCACCGCCGCTGCCGCGACCGATGAATTGGTTGCAGGCTTCCTCACGCAGGTGCGTGCCACGCCCACCGTGCGGCTGTACTCGGACACCGTCGTGCAGGGGCTGGCCTACCTCGTGTCGCAAAACCTCATCACGCAAGAGCGTGCGGATGTGATCCTGGCGTACTGACATGACGCTCGAACTGACAAAAGACGAAGCCCGCGCGCTGATGGGCCTGCTGGATGTCGCCGTGAAGGCGGGCGGGCTGCAAGTCGCGCAGGCGGCGCTGCCGCTGGCCGTGAAAGTGCAGCAGGCGCTTGATGCGCCTGAGCCTGAGCCTGAGCCTGAGTGAAACGGGCGTGACCGCGGCTGACATGACGATTGCCGCGAATGTTGAACTGCTGCGGCTGCGGGCTGCACGGGATGCGCTGAAGTGACCGACCCGCAGCGACGGGCCGCAGAGGCCGAGCGGCTGTGGCAGGACGAGATGATGGTCGAGGCGCGGGAGCACATCCGCGCGCACATCATCGACTTGTGGACGAATAGCCCGATGGATGACGTGGACGGGCGCGAGAAACTGCGCTACCTGCTGCACGTCCACAAGCTGTACGACGACTTTTTCAAGCGCGCAATCGCCGACGGCAAGCTGGCGAAACTCGAGGCCGAGCGCAAGCGACTGGGCCTGCGGGAGATTCTGCGCGCGATCTGATTTGCGGTAAACGCACCGCCGCTGATAGGCCGCCTTCGGGTGGCCTTTTTCATTGGTGCGTGACTCTTACGCGGTTCCATGGAAAACACGAACGCGACCACGCCGGCCACGCCGGAAGTCGCTGGCTACGATCAAGAGGGCGCAGCGCAGGCGCTTCTAGCGCGCTGGGGTGTCAAGCCGGACGAACCGGCCACGGACGACACCAGCGAGTCCGAAGTGCCCGAGGCTGAGTCGCAAACCGAAACCACGCCCGAGCAGGCCGACGAGGCTACGGCAGACGGCGCGGCGGACGAAAGCGAGGCCATCGAGATCGACGTCGCAGGCGAGAAGTTCGCGCTGCCGAAGGCGATGCAGGAACAAGCCGAGCGCATCCAGCGCAAGGTTAAAGACCTGGAAGCCGGGACGACGAAGAAATTCCAGGAGGCCGCAGAAATCCGCAAGGCGATCGAGGCCGAGCGCGAACAGGCGACGCAACTGTCGAAATTCGCGCGCGAGCACACCGATCTACTGGCGGATGCGCGCAGCGTGTCGCGGGAGCTCGAACGCATGGGCCAGATCGACTGGCAGGCGTACAGCGACAGCGACCCGGTAGCCGCGCAAAAGGCGCTGGCTAGGATGATGACCCTGCAAAACGCGCAGAGCCGCATTGCAGGGGCATTGCAGGACGCCGCAGGCAAGATGACCCAAGCCGAGGCCGCGCTGCGACAGCAGCAGGTTGAGCGCGGGGTCGCCATGCTGACGCGGATCGCGCCTGACCTGGCGAATGACAGCGCCCGCAAGGCGCTCGCGGAATATATCGGACAGCGCGACCTGACGCCGGAAGGCCGAGCGGCGCTGTACGACCCGGAGGTTGTTGCGGCGTTTTCGGACGCCAAGAAATACCGGGAACTGCAAGCCGCGAAGCCTGCCATTGCTAAACGCGCCGCGGAGGCGCCAAAGCCTGCGCTCAAGACGAGCGCGGCGAACACTATTCAATCTGCGCAGAGGTCGAAAGCGACCGAGGCGGTCGATAGGCTCAAAAAGACGGGCCGAGTCGAAGATGCCGCGGCGGCGCTTATCGCGAAAATGCGCGCAAGGAGTTAATCATGGCTGAAGCAGCGACTAAGACTTTCGACCTGTCCACGATGGCCGAGGACGTCGAGGATATCGTCTACAACATCTCGCCGATGGACACGTGGGCGTTCACGAACCTGAAGCGGAAAAAGGCCACGAACCGCTACCACCAGTGGGTGACGGACGCGCTCGCCGCGCCGGCTGCGAATTCGCAGCTGGAGGGTGACGAAGCGGTGTACACCAGCGCGACCGCGGCGACGCACGTGGTGCTGGGCAACTACACCAACATCTCGCGGAAGATCGTCGAGGTGTCGGGCACCGCGGATGCCGTGAAGCAGTACGGCGTGGCCGAGAAGTTCGCCTACGAAATCGCGAAAGTCGGCAAGGAACTGAAGCGCGATATCGAGTCGATGCTTCTGGGTGCGCAGGCGTCCACGATCGGCGCGAAAGCGACGGCGCGGGTGGCGGCGGGCCTGGAAACCATGATTGCGGGCAACCGCATCCTGGCCGGCGGCGCCAACAACACGACCGGCACCACGCCGGGATTCTCGGGTACGACGTGGGCGGCGCCGACCGACGGCACGCAGGCGACGCTGGCCGAGAACGTGCTGAATCAGGCGCTGCAGGCGGCGTGGGAGGACGGCGGCGACCCGTCGATCATCCTGTGCGGCCCGTCGGTAAAGCGCCAGATCGCGCAGTTCGCGGGTGCCACGTCGTTCGCGGGCTTCCAAAACAACCAGGGCCGCAGCCTCGGCGCGGTCATCGGTGGCGTGGACGTCTACGTGTCCGACTTCGGCAACCACAAGGTCATGCTCTCGCGCTACTGCCGGGCCCGCACGCTGTTCGCGGTCGACCCGGAATACGTGTCGATGGCGTGGCTGCGCCCGATCAAGATGGAGACTCTCGCGAAGGTCGGTGACGGCACGCGAGCCATGATGATCGGCGAGTGGACGCTGGTCGCTGACAACCCGTCGGCGCACGCCAAGGTGCAGGATCTGGTGACGTCGGTCTGATGAAAAGGGGCGGGCCTTCGGGCTCGCCCCTGCTAATGCATGAAAATCATTCAGCGCGAGCATGACCCGCTGACTGGGGTCACGACCGAGATCGGCTTTGCCGACGGCAAGTTCGTGCAGCGGACGTCGGTAGACGACAGCACTGCGCACGTCGAATACAGCAAGACGTTGCAGAACGCGCCGGACTACAGCGCGCACGGGATCAAGGAATCCTACTGGCACGTCGGGCACGTTCCGCCCGAGGTCGTGCTGCGGTGGATGAACGAAGGGTTCAACGCCTACACGGCGCACCCGTCCGAGATCATGAAGCGGCTTCGACAGCCAGAATATGCCTATCTCCGAACGACGCACCGCAAGTTCTAAGGAATCCGATCCGATCGCCGCGGCGGTCGCGATCATGAATCAAGACCCGGACCGCGCAGTCAAGATCGCGTCCGAGGTGCTGAACGACGAGCCGGACAACGCCGATGCGCTGATGCTCATTGGCTACCTGTTCCAGCGCGCAGGCCGCCACGGGCTGAGTTGTGCGGTGCTGCAGCGGGCCGTGCAGGTCGCGCCGCAGAAGGGCGAGCTTTGGGCCGGTATCGCCGTCAACCATCAGCGCATGGGCAACGAAGTCCGCGCGCGGCAGATGTTCCAGGAAGCGGCCAAGCGCGGCGAGAACAAGTACGAACACGAGATTGCGACGACGTATCTCGAGGAAGGCGACTTCGACCGCGCGCTGCGGTATGCCGAGCGGGTGCTGGCGCGCGAGCCGCAGCACATGGGCGCGCGGATGACGCAGGGCTATGCGTGCCTGGCGCTGGGCGATTGGGAGCGCGGCTGGAAGGGATACGCGGCGACGCTGGCGAGCGAGTGGCGCAAGGAAATCGTCGTCGGCGACGAGGTGCGCTGGCAGGGTGAGAAAGGCGCCAACCTGTTCGTCTACGGCGAGCAAGGGCTCGGCGACGAGATCGTCTACGCGTCGTGCATCCAGGATGCCGCGCGCGATGCCGCATCGCTGGTGCTGGAGTGCGATCCGCGGCTGGAAGGGCTGTTTAGGCGGTCGTTCCCGAACGTCGCGGTCTACGGCACGCGGCTGAAGCAGGGCGTGGAGTGGCCGAACGATCACGAGATCACGCATCGCGTGGGCATTGCCGGCCTGCCCGAGTTCTACCGGCCCTCGCCCGCGTCGTGCCCCGGCACGCCGTATCTGGTGGCGGACCCAGAGCGGCGCGTGCAGTGGCGTGCGTTGCTCGACACGCTCGGGCCGCGGCCGAAGGTCGGGTTGTGCTGGTCGGGCGGGAAAAGGTGGACGAAAGCCGCTGCACGCGCGATCGGGTTGGAGGCGTTCCGGCCGCTCATTGAAGGGCTGGACGCGGATTTTGTGTCGCTGCAGTACAAAGACCCGACCGCGGAGATCGCGGCAACGGGCCTGCCGGTGAAGCATTGGAAGCGCGCGGTCGAGTCGACGGATTACGACGACACCGCGGCATTAGTCGCTGAGTTGGACATGGTGATCGGCATCCACACGACCGTTCACCACGTCGCCGGTGCGCTCGGCGTGCCCGGCGTCGTCCTCGTGCCGTCTAGGCCGAGCTGGAATTACGCGCTCCCTGTTTATCCGTGGTACAGGAGCGCCCGCGTGTTTCGGCAGCGGGCAGGCGAACCGTGGGTTGGCACGATCAGAAGGCTTCTGAGTGCACCCGACTATCTGGATGGGCTACGACCCGCGCGAGGCTGCGGCGTGGCATGTGGCGACGCAGAGCATCATCGAAACGGCGAGTGTGCCGGTGGCAATCAAGGCGCTGACGCTCGCATCGCTGAGGTGGTTTCCTGACCACCGCGACGGCACTAACCAGTTCATCACGTCGCGCTACCTGATCCCGTGTTTGCAGGATTTCGCGGGGTGGGCGCTGTTCGTCGACTCGGACGTGCTGTTCCGCGCCGACGTCGCTGACCTGTGGGAACTGCGCGATTCGCGGTACGCCGTGCAGGTCGTCAAGCACGACTACCGGACAAGCGCCCCGCGAAAGTACGTCGGGTCGCCGATCGAGAACGACAACATCCAGTACCCGAAAAAAAATCAATCGTCGGTAATGCTGCTGAACTGCGGGCATCCTGCGATGAGACGGCTAACGCCTTCGTATGTCAGCATGGCGACGTCGCAGCACTTGCATAGGTTTGAGTGGCTTGAAGACGATTTGGTGGGGGCGCTGCCGGCGACATGGAACCATCTGGTTTCTGAATTGCCGCTTAACGATAAGGCCGCGTTAGCTCACTTTACGCTTGGCATACCAGCGTTCGCGCATTACAAAGACTGCGAGCATTCGCGCGAATGGCACCAAATGTTGCTGCGAACTGTAAACGTTATTGGAGAAAATCCCGTTGAGATAGTCATACGTGCAAAGGAGCGCGCATGACAAAAAATCACCTTAGGTTTCGCAGCAAAGGCCGAACAAACCATGAAACTGGCTGCGTAGAGTGGGCGGCCGCTCGGTTTCAAAGTGGGTATGGCGTGTTTCGGGTTGGCGGGAAGAACAAGAGAGCGCACCGGTGGTGGTATGAGCAGCACAACGGCCCGGTTCAGCCCGGTATGTACGTATGCCATACATGCGACAACCCGGCGTGCGTAAAAATCGAGCACTTGTTTCTTGGTACGGCACGCGAAAACAGCGCCGACATGATTAGCAAGGGCCGGTGCAATTACACAGGCCCAAAAACTCCGCCGCGCGGCGAGGCGCACTGGAAGGCGCGGCTAACTAAAGATCAGGTTTTAGAAATTAGGCGAGTTGGGCGCCTAAAAAAGCAGCGGGATCTTGCTGTCGAATACAGGGTAAGCAAGTCGACGATTAGTGCTGTGCTGCGCCGAGAGATATGGGCTGGTGTTGAGCCGTGAAGCCGCGCATTACCTTCCGCGGCATCCGCCCCGACCTGGCGTCCACGCGGCTGCGCGCGGAGATACCGCAGCGCGAGCTCGCGGAGCTAGGCATCGAGCGCGGCCGCGACATCCTGGTGATCGG